GGGTTGTTACTGGTGGAGGCGGTGGAACTGAATATACCGAAGATGCTGCCTCGGCTGCTGACCCAGTAGGTAAGGCCTTGATAGTAGTGCGTGAGGACGCTAGAGCAGGTAGTTTAACCACAGCTGACGGAGATAACGTTGCCTTAAGAGGAAATAACGCTGGAGAACTTTACGTCAAGCATACAGATTCTATAGCCGTAACGGGTACGGTAACAGCTAACGCAGGTACTAATCTTAATACTTCTGCTTTAGCTACTTCTGCTAAACAGGATACTTTACTTACGGAGCTACAACTAAAAGCTGATTTAACAGAAACACAGCCTGTATCTCTTGCCTCTGTCCCATCACACGCAGTTACAAATGTTGGCACTTTTGCTGTACAAATTGATGCTGGAGCTGTAACCTCTCTAGCTTTACTTGATGATGCGATATTTGCAGAAGACGTAGCAGCTACAGCAGCTGATAAGGGTGTGGCAATTTTAGCAGTCAGGCGTGATGCAGATACAACATTAGTAGGAGCGGATAATGATTATGCAAATCTACAAGTAAACGCTGGAGGGCAATTAAAAGTTGCTGTCTTAGCTAATGCTCTACCAACAGGAGCCGCCACACTTGCAGAACAGCAAACACAGACAACCGCCTTACAGCTTATTGATAACGCTATATCAGGAGCAGGATTTAACATTACTCAACTTGGAAGTGCAGCGGTTCCTATTGGGGCAGGAACAGAAGCCGCAGCTATAAGAGTTACACTTCCTACTAACGGAACTGGAATAGTTGGATTAGCAGCGGGCACGAACGGCATAGGAAAACTCACAGCCAATTCAGGAGTGGATATTGGAGATGTTGATATTTTGTCTATTGCAGCAGGGGATAACAATATTGGGAATGTGGATATTGTAACTTTACCTGCTCTTATTGCCGGAACAGCTCTTATAGGCAAGGTAGGAATTGACCAAGTAACAGCTAACGCCAACGAAGTTGTATTAAAAGCAGGTACAGCGGCGTATGGAAAACTTGCGGCTAACAGTGGAGTGGATATAGGGGATGTTGATGTATTGTCTATGCCTGGTACTGGCGTAGAAGATGCAGCTGAAACAGCTGGGGGAACACTACTTATGGCTGGTGCAGTAAGAAGGGACACCGCAGCTTCTTCTTCTGCAACAACTGGCGATAACTCAACAATCAATGTTGATGCTCTTGGGAAACTATGGACAACAGGATCATATGCTGAAGACACCGCCCACACTGCAGCTGATACTCTTACAGCTGTAGCGGTTCGTAGGATAGACACCGCAGCTTCAAGTGCGGGAACCAGTGGAGATTATGCTACATTAGACCAATCAGCTGAAGGTGCTTTATGGACAACCAACGCCCCTACTACAACTTCTGGATGTACATTATTCCGATCTATTGACTTAGACGAAACAGAAGAAGATGTTAAGGTCACAGCGGGTAATCTCTATGGTTATTATTTTGCTAACACAACAGCTTCTGCTAGATACTTGAAATTTTATAATCTAACAGCAGCCAATACCACAGTCGGAACATCCACACCGATAGCTACTTTCTACTTGCCGCCAACATCAGCAGGACACGTAGGACTAGCTTTTCCAATATCCTTTAGCACTGCTCTTTGTGCTGCTGCAACCACAGGGGTAGCTGATACGGATACGGGAGCACCAGGAGCAAGCGATGTTTTATTCATGGCTTTCTACAAATGAAAACACTTCTGGGTTATATTTTTCTTTGGTCAATAATTATTTCATTTATGTTTTTTGTTCTTTTAGGAGCAATTGGAAGGAGGGTAAATCCATAGCAGTTATAGGTTCAAATTTAACTTCGGGCAGTGATGTTATTGCCGGATCTTCGGCTACAACTGCTTCGATAACCCCTACCGCAAATAATCTTATTCTCCTAACGGTCGATAGTGGTATTGGTACAGGGCCAAACATACCAACTGCAACTGGGAATGGTTTAACCTGGGTACAGGTAGCGAATGTAACTCATGGTTCTGGTGGCGATATTCACCGTACTACAGTGCTTAGAGCTATGGGGTCAAGCCCTTCAACAGGAGCAATAACTATAGATTTTGCATCCCAGGAGAACAGCGATGTCTATTGGTGTGTAGACCAGTTTTCAGGAATAGATACATCGGGAACAGATGGCTCAGGAGCGGTAGTTCAATCTGCCACTCGTGAACTTACTGCTGCAGCAACATCTATAACAGTTACTTTGGCTGCTTTTGCTAGTACGAATAATGCAACTTTTGGTGGATTTCATAGTAATGGTTCAGATGGAAAAACTGTTGGAACTGGATTTACATTACTTGCAACAGTAGGTGGCGATCCCCATAATATTTCTTTATTGACAGAGTGGAAGAATACTAATGATACTTCTGTTGATTATTCACAAACTAATAGTCATTTAATGAGTGCGGTTGCTATTGAAATAAAAGCAGCAGCAGCAGTAACTACTGTCTATCTCTTAGGTTTATTAGGAATAGGGGCATAACTCTAGCTGCTATAGGAGGAGTTAGACAATTCGCTTTATGGTACAGATACTCACGTCAATTTCTACTCCCATGACAACCCAACAACTCAACGATCTTTTTGGCAAAGTAAAAGAAGCAACTGAACCCCCCAAAGACTAGAGGTATATATATAAAAGTGACATAATGAGTTTATGTCCCTTCTTACACTATTTACAGGGTCGGACACAGTCATACCAGGGTCGGACAGAGTCAGACCATGGTTTGCCCAACTGTCAACTTCATTTCAGATATTACTTATGAGTAGCTGGTTTACCAAACTGGCATCTTCTTATAAAACAGAAAATAACAGTGCGTGGTATACTAAAAATGCCACAACATGGCAGGAGGAGCAGACATAATGGCATCAAGAAGAAGATATTTAGATCAAACTGAACTGGCACAATTTGCCGATATAACCATAGGCGATACAACCGAGGCAGACGACCAGATCAGCATGGCAGAAGAGATGATAGACGCGTATGTTGGTCCACAGGATAAAGCTTACCCCCACGAACTTCAAGGACGGGCTGCTGCGGGCGCCGGCAGTTCAATAACTCTTCAATCTAATCAGCAGAGCATATATGATATTAATTTTTTTAAATACTGTGAGGTTGAGATTATAGGAGGGACAGGTCCCGGCCAGAGGAGAGTAGTCACAGGAAGTACGCTTGCAGGAGTATTGACTGTTGCCTCCGCCTGGACAACAACCCCAGATTCAACCAGCTTCTACCGGATTTATCAGCTAGGCAAATTTCCGCGCATAGTTGATAGCACCTTCTACTCGGAACAAACACCAAGCACCTATTATAAGAACATACCGGAAGCGGTAAAAAGAGCAACCGCGGCACAAGTTGAGTATAGAATTGCAATGGGTGAGGGTTTTTTCAAAACAGACCAGTCCGAAAAAGTAAGCGAGAGGATAGGAGATTATAGTTATGAAAATATCTCAAGTTCCGGGGCAGGAAGCGTTGGAGTGGAGAAATTAATTGCTCCTAAAGCTAAATTACTACTCCGGGGTTTTAAAAACAGACTAGGGCAAATAGTAGTATAGTAAATATGAAATATGAGTTTATTAGGGCTTTTAAATCAGACAATTTCAGTTTACACAAAATCTTCGTATAACTCCGAGGGGCGCGAGGTGGTGGGTTCTGCTGTTTCCGTTAAATGCCGGTTTCAACGGACTACCAGGAGGAGACTTTTGCCCAATGGCTCACTCCAAACAATAGACGCAATAGTTTATGTTCCGAGAGATACCACAATTGCTACTGATGATAAAATAACTTTTGGGTCCGGCGATTATAAAGTATTTTCCCGGAATGATGCTATTGACGGGTCCGGTACAACCGATCATCTCAAACTTGAATTAATAAAATGGGTGGCAACATAATATGGCAAAAATAGATTTTGATGCTTCTGATTTTTTAAGTAAAGTGGAAGGCGCTATAAAGCGCGCTGAGGATGTGGCCAGACAGGGAGTAAAACAAATTGCTGATGAGGTTTTAAGACTATCCCAATTTGAGGTCCCGCATGATACTGGACTATTACAGAATTCCGGGCATGTCGAGCCGGACGGAGAGATTGATCAAATTGTAGGTTATAACAAAGTATATGCAGCCAGATTACATGAGAATCCACAGTATAACTTTCAAAAAGGCAGAAAGGGAAAATATTTGGAGGATCCGATAAAAAATAACTTAGGAGTTTTCCAAAAGTATATGGTTGATTTAATGAAAGGAGCATTTTAATGAGCGTTATATCAGATGTAGCAACATTTTTGGCAGCAGAGGGTTTAGGTACTGAAGGGACTGATATTTTCCATTCCTATTTACCGGACAGCGTTAATTCCTGCATCGCGGTTATAGATACAGGGGGGTTGCAGCCGGATCATTATTTGCCTACTAAGGAACCAACATTCCAGGTTTTTATAAGATCTACCACATATTCTGCCGGTAAATCAAAGCTTGATAGCGTAAGGTCTGCTTTGCATCAAAAAAAGAATGTCAATCTGGTTTCCGGGCAAACTTACTTTTATTTTATCCTGGCTTTATCAGAAGGTGGGCATTTGGGCAGAAATCCTAACGGCCAGGATGAATTTTCGATAAATTTTCAGGCTAGAACACGCTAATATGTCAAATCAGATAGTAATTGATGGCTTTGCTATTAAAGAGTTAAGATGCAAAAACGATAATTGCCGGAAACTAATAGGATATGAGAATATCAAGATCGGCGTATTTATCCATATTTGCCCGGCTTGCCAGTTTAAAAGCGTCTTTAATATGGAATATAAAAAGGTCGGTAAGGATTTTATGATTAGATTAAAAGATAAATTTCAAACCTGAAGGGAGGTGAAACAAATTGCCAGATATTACGAACGTAATCGTAGGAGAATGTACAGTTACTTTTGGTGGCACTGATTTAGGTCATACTAAAGGTGGTGTTGAGGTTGCTTATGCACCTATTTTTAAAGATGTAACAGTCGATAAATATGGGGAAACCATAGTGGAGCAGTATTTAATAGGCGAAAAATTGACAGCGAAAGTTCCTTTAGCTGAATACACAATCGCTAATTTAAGACGCGCCATGCCTCAGACAACCTTTGCCGGAGCAGCGAACACTAGGGTTACTGTAGGTGCAGCAGCCGGAAAGAAATCTACAGACGATGCAGCGGTGTTGGTATTGCATCCTAGAAATGAGGGAACCAGACGACACGATATTGTTTTTTATAAAGCAATAGTCGCGGGAGAAGTTACGCTTCCTCATAAAGTAGACGAGGAGAAAGTAGTTGAGGTTACATTCTTAGCGTTGTTAGATGAAACACGAAGTGACGGAAATTACTTAGGATTGATAGGCGACTCGACAACGTGAGCCTGATTAGTTTTTGGCAATAGTGGTACACAGTTACCCGCCAATAACTAATATTAACACAACAATTACCCATTGACCACAGCCTAAATTTATACTAAGATAGTTTTAGTGAAAACCCCCCGAAAATTTAATTACTCCAAAGAATGGCTTATTGAAAATTACTCAAATACAGATAAAAGTCTCGCGGATATAGCAAAAATGGTCGGATGCTCTTCTATCGTCGTCCGTAAATGGCTCCATAAATACGAAATTCCACCTAAAGATAAATATAGAGGTGCTAGAAATCAGGGACCATTGAACCTGGAAAAGTATCGAAAAGAACATGGATCATGGAATAAAGGACTTACCATAGAAGATGATCGTGTTAAAACCGCTATAGTAAATAGTGCTAGAACGAGAAGGCTCAGGGGTTCAAATCTTGGTGAAAAACACGCTAGATGGATAGGTGATAAGATTAGTTACAAAGCGCTTCATACCTGGGTTAATCGACACAAAGGCAAAGCCGAGAAATGTATCTTTTGTGGAAGTACAAAGAGAGTTGAGTGGGCAAACAAATCTAAGGAATACAAAAGAGACTTAAGCGATTTTATTGAGCTTTGCAGATCATGCCACGGAAAATATGATCTTACCGATTCATGCAAGTACGGACATAAATATACAATCCGGAATACTCATATTAGGGTTGACGGATCAAGACAATGCCGTCAATGTAACCGTAACCAATATTACAAAAGGAAGGAGGTGAAAATATGAAAAATGAATTAGCGATTAATACAAAAACTTTAGACATAGAGCTGGATAGTGGAGTAATTACTATTTCTAAACTCCCGCTTAAAAAATACGCAGATTTACTCCTTAAATTGGATGAACTACCGAAACAGTTAAATGCTCTATCTGATACTAGTGATAGCGAACTTTTAAAAGTAATTCCCAAAATTGTAGCAGCTTCATTAGGTGAGGTTATAAATATTTTAGAGATAGGCACAAATTTAACCAAAGAAGAAGTTGAGGAGTTAGCCCTGGATGAGGTTGTTAAGTTATTAATAGGAATTATGAAGGTTAATAAATATCTCGAAGTTTACGAAGAATTAAAAAAACTATTCGCTCGACCAACACCAGTGAAAGAATAGTTTCCTGGTTATTCGGAGCGGTAGATATTTTAGCTTCTGAGTACGGTTGGTCTAAAAGGGAGATATTACAAGACGTTTATTTTGATGAGCTTTACTATCTTCAAATGGAGATAGAAAAAAGGCATAAGCTTAAATGGAGGATGCAGCTTGCCATTGCTCATAATCCATATACAAAAGACCCCGGGGTATTAATGAATTTCTTAGAAGATAAAACCAGGGCGGATCTATCACATTTTGACGAGCCAGGCTTTGATAGATTAGCTTCAAAACTTGCAAGAAACCCCAGGATCATTGTAAAATGATTGTCAGATGGAAAGGAGGAATAATG